AGCCCTATGTCAGCATTGACGCCAACGACTTGACCGACCAGTCAACGTCGGCCACCGTCACCAGCACCATTGAAGCGCTCGAGGCCACCACGTTCGCCGACTCGGCACGCACCTACACTGCCGGTCTACAAAACAACGAGATCAGCGTCACCATGATGCTGTCCTACGGGGCCAGCGAGGTTGAGGACATCCTCCAAGGTCTGATCGGCACCACGTTTGACGTCATCATCGGCGCATCGTCGGCCACCCCGGCCGCCGACAACCCGGTCTACACACTCACCGGCTGCTACCTCGAGTCCTACACCCCGATCAACGGCTCGCTCGGCGCACTTCAGACCGTCGATGTCACCGTGCGTGGCGGCGCCCTCACCCGGGCCGTTGCCTGATCCGATTAGGCTGACCTCATGGAACTGCGACTCAAGATCACCCCCAAAGGCGACGGTGACCCCTACGAAGTAGAAACTGACCTAGGGGTCATCGTTGCATGGGAACGAAAGTTCAAGTCAAAAGCGTCGGACCTTGGCAAAGGGATCGGCATGGAGGACTTGGCTTTCTTGGCATACGAGGCATCCCGGGCCGCTGGGCTAACTGTCCCAGCCGTGTTTGATGACTTCATCACTAAGCGCATACGCAAAGTGGAAGTCTTAGAGCAGGAACAGGCCCGCCCTACCATCGAGGCACCGTCCGACGACGACTAGCCGAACTGCTAGTTGTCACTGGTTGGTGGCCTCCAAACATCGAGTTTGATACGCGTGACCTGATCACCGTGTCAGACGTACTAGAAGAACGGAACCGGCAAAGTGGACGGCGTTAGCGCACATCTCGAAGTTGATGGAGTCGCTGAAGTTTTACGTGCCTTAGGCAAAGTTGACCCGGAACTACGCAAAGCCACCGTGAAAACGATGAAGGCCGCCGGTGACCCGATGGCCCAAGAAGCACGCAGCCTGTTCCCGGCTTCCTCGCCGCTGTCCAACTGGGGTAACTGGACGACACCGAACGGCCGTGTGATCGGCCCGTACAACCCGGCCAAGGTGAAACGTGGCGTGAAGATCGCCTACCGTGGATCGAAAGTCAAAGGCTCAGACAAGAACACGATCCCGTTGTTGACGATGCGCCAAACCGATGCCGCCGGGGCCATCGTGGACATGGCTGGCCGCCGTTCCAACGGCCGCACCCCACAAGGCCGAGCGTTCATTGAACAGTTGAGATCACACGGTGTGGCTTCTCGTGCCATGTGGCCTGCGGCTGAACGCAACATGGGCCGAGTAACCGCCGCCGTGGAGGCCGCCATCAACGACATGGCCGCCAAGATCGAGGAGCAGATGCGCTAATGGCGATCAACGTCCCAATCGTTTCCGAGTTCGTCCCTACAGGGATTGACAAGGCCATCAAAGAGTTCAAGAATCTTGACGGCACAGCCAAGAAAGTTGGCGCTGGTCTTGAAAAGGCGTTCCTACCGGCCGCCGCTGCCCTTGGAGCGCTCACCGTGGCCGCCGGGGCCAGCGTCAAAGCCGCCGTGGAGGACGCCGCACAACAAGCCGACCTAGAGCGACAGATCCGGGCCACGACCAAGGCCACAGATGATCAGATAGCAAGCGTCAACGACTACATAGCCGCCACCGAACTAGCCGTGGGCGTGTCCGATAGTGAACTACGCCCAGCGTTCGAGAACCTTGTGCGAGCCACCGGGGACATCACCGAGGCCCAAGACCTTATGGCGCTCGCCCTAGACATTTCGGCCGCCACAGGCAAAGACCTAGAAGGCGTCACCGAGAACCTCACCGAAGGTTTCCAAGGCGAAGTGGGGCCGCTCAAAGAACTAGACAAGTCGCTGACCACAATGGTGGAATCGGGCGCCTCTGCTGAAGAAGTGATGGCCCAGTTGGCCGAGACGTTTGGTGGGGCCGCCGCTGCTTCAACCGAAACGGTGGCCGGACGCATGGAACTGATGCAGATTCAGGTGGCGAACGCTTCCGAAGCGATCGGCTACGCGCTGCTTCCAATCGTTGAAGAACTGCTCCCGGTGCTTGAGTCAATGGCGACATGGGTCGGTGAGAACACGGATCTCATCATCGGTATTGGGGCCGCTGTTGGAGCGTTTGCCGGGGCCATCGTCGTCGCCAACGTCGCCATGAAGGCTTGGTCAATCATCTCCGGACTGACGGCCGCCATCAACGGCGTGCTAGCCACATCGTTCACCGTGCTACAAGTCGCCAGCGGCCTTGTGATCTTCACCGCCCTCATCGGCGTGTTCGTCATCCTTCAAAAGAAGTTCGACATCTTCGGCAAAGCCGTTGACGCTCTCACTTGGTACTTCAGGACATGGTGGGATGTTGTCAAGTGGGTAATCGGCAACGTCATCGACGCCATCAACCTGCTGATCAGGGCTTGGAACAAACTGCCGCTAGTCGATGACATCCCCGAGATCAGCAAAGACTTCCTAGACATGGGTGACGCCGCCGAGGATGGCGCCGCCGCTGCCATCCCAGCGATGAAAGATGTGGCCGAAGTGGTCGGCTCGGCCGAAGGCGAACTGGAACGATTCAAAAACCAGTTTGAGAAAACCGGCAGCAAGATGGCTGATGTGGCCCGATACGAGATTGACCCGGTGACTCAACGCCTTGACGGTATGCGTGGCGTGGTTGACATGGTGGACCTAGAACTACAAGGCCTCTACAACACCTTGAAACGTGAGGACGCAGCCGACGCGTTCAAGGCCACCATCGACGAACTGCAAGACAAACTAGGCACCGACGAGTTCGAGGGCGCACTACGCGACGCCAAACTAGAAGTCTTCGCCTTAGAGCAACAGGTTGGCGGTTTCAGTTCGGCCATCGCCCAAGAGTTCCAACTAGCACTAGATCTAGGCGACTTTGAGCGGCTTGACCTGCTCATTCTGTCAATCAAGGAAAACTGGTCGTCGTTCTCGGGTCAACGGTTTGCGTCGTTTGATCAGGGACAGTTCACAAGCCTTGATCCGTTTTATGAAGCCATACGAGGTATGGACCCGGCATTACGTGGGGCGCTTGGAACCGACATGCCAGACCCCCGAGGCATGGTGAATAGCGTCACGATCAACATGGGGGCCGGGGCGAACCCTGATGACGTTGTGAATGCAATGGTGCGAAACGGCCGCCGCCGTGGTGCGGCAACCTTCCCCGTCAACACAGTCCCGAGACGATGAGTTACTCCTACACCATCACCGTCGGCACCTACGGGGCTTTCAACGATTTGACATCGCGCACGCTCGGCTTTCAGATTGAGCAAGTTTGCAACGTCGCCCAAATGGGGTCAGGAACCCTCAACATCGACCTAGATAACGCTGACGGCGAACTAACACCAAACGGCTCCGGCGCATACGCCGGGTTCGATTGGGCATCACAACTGTTCATCGTGACTGCGGCCCGACCGTTAGAAACAGACTTTGTGCTGTTTCACGGCTTCGTAGTTGATGTGTCCTTGTTTGATGATGGGATCACCTCAAGGTTGAGCCTTACCGTCGTCGACCCTTACGCGCTTGTAGGACGCGGCTGGGCCGAAGAATCAAACGTCAGCCCATCCACTTCGATTTGGAAGAACCTCCCAGATGCGCTCACAGACCTATTGAATGTTGGCACCGGGGCGAAACTGCCCACAGGTGGCATACCGTTACCGCTAGTCGGAGCAGACGACTCCGAAGCGCTTGTGAACGATGTGGCAACCGTTGTTGGCCCATACGTCACCAAAGACGCCGCCAACGGCTACATCGAAAGCAACATTAGTAACGGCTATCTCGTCCCGGGCATCTCCTCGATGTACCCCACCTTGGTATCTTTCGATTCGTCTGGGGGAACAGTCACAGCGTTGTATGAGGCCAACGTGATCGGCAACGGATTGACAAACGATGTTCGCTACTTGGGCGACCGTTGCGAGTATGCGATTACTGAAAGCCCTGCACCGGGGTCTAGCGAATTGGCGTTGAACGCTGTTACTACCGGCCATAACCTTGACGAACTGGTCAACCAAGTTGAGTACGTTTCAGGCTTAGAATATTTTGCTTCCAATCAGGCTTCGCTAGATTTGTACGGCCCGCGCACCGTGTCCTTTGTGGATGTACCGTATGTGAGGGTCGGTTCAGGGACGACGCCGGGCAACCCGGGCGTAGATCCTCAGACGTTCGCCGATCATTGGGCTAACAGGTTTTCCGAGTATCGGTGGACGGCTGTCAGGGTCAACACGAAAGCGTCTCAGAACACTTCTACGAACGCTGAACGAGCGTTGCTGCAGTTGCTTGATGTCCGCTATGGGCAATGGGTTCCTGTGGAGGTGACCTACACGCCTACCGGTGGTTCACAGGTTACTGATGTTGGCATTGTTCGCCGTCGTGTCATCTCGGCGTCACCTAGCGATACCGTCGTGACGCTTGATGTGTACCCGGCTCAGGATTACGCATCGTTCACGCTTGACTCTGATGTTCTCGGAGTCCTTGATCAGAACAGATTAGGATAATGACATGACCTATCCGTGGAGTAGTGGCGACGTACTGACCGCAGCCGACCTGAACGCGTATGCCGGTCTGGTGTTGGTCAAGACGCAGACGATTGGTAGCGGCGTGTCATCGGTCACCGTCACGAATGCGTTCTCGTCCACGTTCGACAGTTACCGCGTAGTCATTTACATCGATTCAGCAACCTCTTCTGGTGAGTTGAAGATTCGCTTCAACACTGTTGCTACTGGATACTACGGAACGCTTTACTATGACTCGTATGCCGGTTCAAGTGGCAGCGTGCGACAAAACAACGGTAACGCGCTAGACGTAGCTCTGACCGAGTTGAGTAATGGCAGTTTCAGTTCGATTGACATCAGCCAACCTGCTACAACTGAACGCCCATACATACACGGCACCTACAATGGTCGAGGCTTTTCAGGTTGGTTTGGTGGGGTGTTGAACAACTCTGCCCAATATGCGAACCTTCTTGTATTTCCGTCTGCTGGCTTATTCAATGGCGGCACGATCAGGGTTTATGGGTACAACAATGGCTGAGTGGACACGAGACGAACTGGTAGCCCTCTACCCTGACGGCACCGTCAACGTGCAGGTCGATGATGACGTACGACCGATGACCAGCGAAGAGTGGTCAGCGTGGATCGACGGACAGGTAGGCACCGAGAAACCTGCTGAGGAGTCGCCCGCATGATCCGTACCGCCATCTTCGGCCTCATCATGATCTTCCTCGGCCTATTCGGCCTCTACTTCATAAGCGAGTAACCATGAACCTCACCAACCCACCCAAAGCGTTCATAGCCATGGTCGCCATGATCGTGATCGCCGTCCTCATGATCGCCGACTCGATCGCCAGCGAAGCAGGCACCGGGATGCTCGGCACGATCGTCGGCTACGCAGTAGGTAACGGCATCGCCGCCAAAGGCGGCAAAACCGTCGAACCCATCATTGGGAAAAAGCCGTGACATACACAAACTGGCATGACGGCCGCAAACCCGGCGCACCATGGAACGGCCCCAGCCCGAACGTCAGAGCCATCCTCGCCTACTGCAACAAACGATGGGGACTCACAGACCTCGGCTGCTACGGCGTCCGACCCATCAGAGGCGGCACACGATGGTCCGCACACGCCTTCGGTGCCGCCCAGGACATGTCATACCGTGGCGGCCCTGAACGGGCTGTCATCGAGTCCGAAGTGATCCCGTTCCTAGTAGACAACGCCGACGCCCTCGGTATTCAACGCGTCCACGACTACTGGGCGAAGCGTTACTGGCAGTCCGGGCCGGGTTGGATCAACCGGCCACCCGGAGGCCGTAACGATCACCTCCACGTTGAAACAACAGCCGAAGCATGGGCCGAGACACGCAGCGTTGAAGAACGCCTAGGCGCACCAGCACCAGCCCCGGGCAAGCCAGCCAAATGGGTCACCGTGAAACTTGGTGACAACGGTGACGGCGTGCGAAAGGTCCAAGAAGTGTTACGACGCGAGGGTTACAAGAACTCGAGCGGCAAGAAGCTGCTGGTGGTTGACGGCGATTTTGGGCCGAACACTGACAAGCGGACACGCCAATATCAGGCTGATCGTGGGTTGGTTTCCGACGGCATCGTTGGCCCTAAGACCGCTGGGAGTATGGGTCTCGCCTAATCGGGTATGCGGGAAATCCGCACATAGGGGTTGACAGTTCCAAAAACATCTGGGCATACTGTCCACATGGAAACCAACAACGCCCCTACCTACGCCGACTATCTCGCATATGTCGCCACCCTGAACACCGAGGTGGACGCATACACCGAGAAGCAATGGGACACAATGCCATCAGCAAACAAGTTCGGCCTGAATGTTCTGATTCGCAGACAGCGTGCCGGTAAGGCGCTTTCGGTTTGAGCCGTCCCATAGCAGTCCTTCTACTTCTCACAGCCACGCTCGGCTGGGTCTTGAAAGATCACCCGACCGAAGCCGAACTGGCCGCCAACCCGATGGCCGCACCGGCCACAACTACAACAACGTCACCGGCGCCTGCTACTGTGACCACATCGCCCGTTAAAGCGGTTTCCACTAGCACGACGGCGACGACGGCAGAGGCCACCACCACCACGATGAGCATGGGCGCACGCTGTGGTGAGTGGTGGCCCACCGCCACCGCCATGGGCTGGCCCACCGACCTGCTCCCCGCCCTTGATGAGGTTATGTGGCGTGAATCCCGGTGTACCGCTGACGCCACGAACGGCGCCGACCATGGCCTAGTCCAAGTGAACTGGTCAACGTGGCGGCCCCTAGTCAACGATCTCGGCTACACGAAAGCCGATCTGTATGTACCGGCCATCAACTTGCTGATCGGCCGTCTGATCTATGAGCAAGCCGTCAACTACGGCTACCGATGCCCATGGAACCCGTGGTCAGCCTCGGGTAACTACTGCGACAACTGAAAGGAATGCGCCCATGAATCCCACCGACCGGGATGACCAACCGTGGCAGTATGCACGCCACACCGACCCAGCGACCTCGCATCGAGCCGCCGAACGGATCAACTTCAAGATCACGGCACGGCATCTCCGAGCGTTAGAAGTACTGGCCGACCTTGGCGAAGCCACCGATGACATGGTGGCCGACGTACTTGTTACCGAAGGCATTGTCAGCCGCCACGAACAGGGCCGCCGCCTCATGCGAACACTCAGGGAACGCTACGACTACATCGCCCCGGCGCTGACCGACGGCGCACAAGCCACCATGACGAACGCTTCGGGCCGTGACGGCCTTGTATGGCAACTGTCGATGCGTGGCATACAAGTCGTGTTCGACCCGGCGTCACGGAGGATCAAGCCATGACGTTCAAGTTGGACGGCTACGTAACCGTCAACCAACGCCTCACCGAAGCCCTGCAACGCTGGCCCGAACTGCGAGTAGTCGAAGCCAACCCGAAAGTGGTGAGCGTCGGTGACGCCACGTTCATCGAGGTGACCATCACCGTGTTCCGAGACCCGGCCGACACGCTGCCCTGCACAGCATCTGCGTGGGAACCGATCCCCGGCCGAACGCCTTACACAAAGGACAGCGAAATGATGAACGCATCGACCTCGGCCCTCGGTCGTGCCCTCGGTCTAATGGGCATAGGGACCGCCGGGAGTATCTCAAGCGCTGATGAGGTGATCACCCGACGCTATGACCAAGGCGCCCAAGACCACCCGAGCACCCGTGCAACACCCGGAGAGGCCGCTACAAGGACGCTGAAAGCCGTGAAACCCGAAAAAGGCACCGACACCGCCGGGAAACGCTCCACACCGACAGACAAGATGGCAAACTTCCTACGCGTGCTCGAAGGCAAAACCGGGGAGCGCGCCGACCCTGCGGCATTTGAGGACTTTGACCTATGCCGTTCCGAGATCGACCGCCTACAGGGATTGGACGCATGACCACCCGGCGCGTCATCGCACAGAACGTCACCGAGGCCCAGTTCCAAGCGATGGTGATCGAGACAGCCCAATGGTTTGACTGGCGTGTGTTCCACCCGTTGACCATGAAGAACGCCGCAGGCCGGTATCTCACAGCGTTCACCGGGGCCAGCGGCTTCCCCGACCTTGTGCTAGTCCACCCGAAACGGGGCGTGATCTTTGCCGAACTGAAAACGCAAACAGGCCGACTGACTAACGGCCAACAGTTATGGCGTGCCGACCTTGAAACGGCAGGCGCCGAATACCACCTCTGGCGACCGTCAGACTTCCACACCATTGAGAAACGATTGAGAGGACAAAAGTGACACCCGACCTGTTAC